CCATTATATCATTCCTTTGTAATATTTTGAATAAGATGGGTTATTTAAAATTACACCATCATAAACAGAATTTATTGCTGGTCCAATATATCCACCATCTGCTGCTTTTTTTCTTTTAGTAAATGTTGAAACATTTGTAGGTTTAGGTCCTTTATTTCCTGCGGCTCTTTTTCTTTGAACAGCAGAACGTCTTTGACCTTCTGACATTGATCTAGCTTTAGCTAATGGAACACATTTTGGATAACCTTTTCTTTTTTCTCCTTTTGATCTTCCACAAGGAGCATAAGATCCATCTTTTCTTTTAGATCCAATATCTACCCATTTTTCTTGAACCCACTTACGTAAACTCATATTAATATTTTTTAGTAACTTTTCTTCTGTTTTCCATTACACCGCCACAACCTTTTGCAATGCCACCTTGTTTATAATTAGATACCATTTTTCTTTGTTGTGAAAGACTTCCACCTTCTGCCTTTTTCTTACGTCCACCTGGAACTATTTTACCAGAACATACAGCGCTCGCGTACATGTTCGCGTACGCGCTCGGGTACACTTTAAATTTTCTTTTAGCTGCTGCTTTTCCTCTTGGGCAAAGTTTAGCCATTATTTTTTCTTCTTAGACATTCCAGCTTCTGAAAGTGCAATTGCAATTGCTTGTTTTCTAGATTTTACAACTGGTCCTTTTTTACCTGAATGTAATTTTCCTTTTCCAAACTCTTTCATAACTTTACCAACTTTAGCTTGGCCGCCTTTTTTCATTTCTTTAGGTTTTTTGTCTTTGTTTCCTATAATAATAAGAATACCTTTTTTGGCTTCGCCACCTTTTTTAAAAACACCTCTACCTTTTAAAACGTCAGCTCTAGTAACTTTACCATCACCTGTTAAATCAGGAAATGCTTTACCACCTTTTGCTAAACCAACTCTAACAATTCCTCTTCCTCTTAAAGATATATCGCCCATTATCTTTTTCCCTTCATCATTTTGCCTTTTTTCTTTACTGGCATTTTTTTAGTTAACATATCTGCTTTTTTCATTTTACCAGATTTAGTTTCAACATATCCTTTATCTTCCATGGCATATTCTCTAGCTTCTTCAGCTTTAGATTCCATACCTTCATGTTGTTCAGACATATCGGCATAACCACCTTTTGCTAAACCTACTCTAGCAATACCATTTCCTCTTGTTTGTATTCCTAATCCAGCCATTATCTTTTACCTTTTGACATTGCTCTGCCTTTTTTATCTTTAGACATTTTAGCAGTTAACATATCAGCTTTTTTAGCAGATCCACCTTTTTTAAAAGTAGCTTTCTTACCTTTAACAGCAGCTCCACCAACTTTAAAATCTGGTCTTGGTCTTATTTTATAATCGTTTCTCATTTTTTATCCTATCCGTTTTCTTGTTCTTTGTTTGCCGGTTTATTTGCCATAGTGCGTGCCACCGATTCTGCACTTCGTCCCACAACGTAACCTCCCAGACCAATTTGTAAAAGGGTCCATACGTCTCCTGGAAGAGTTATAGTTATAGAAGCTTTAAAAAAAAATAATATAACTGGTCCTAATACATAATTCCATATTAATATAAAAATTAATACATACATTAATAATGGTCTCCAACTTGCTGAAAACCAACCAGCTTTTGCTTCAGCTTCAACTATTTTAGCTGCCGCTTGTAATTCTGCTGTATTAGATTGTAATAATTGAGTTTGTAATTGTGCTTTTAATTTTTCTTGTAGATCTTTATCAGGAACTGATTTTTCAATTGTGTTAAATAAGATTTTTGCGAGAGGTGCTACAGCTCCTAACATTTGAATCATGATTTAATACCACTTCGCTGATCTTTTTTTCTCTGAAAGAATACTTCCTTGACCTTGAACTTCTTGAATTTGAGTTTCATTTGGCTTAGACATTTCAATATCTACTCCACCAACTAAATATCCCTCTTTGTTAGTGTACTTTGAATGATTAGTATCTACTTTAACTTTAGAATCTTTAGTAAAAGTTCTTTTTGCGTTTGCTAATTTTTCATTTTGTTTTTTCATAGCCTTTTATACCTCTTTTTTATCGATTTGGAAATCTATTTTTAAGTTGAGCAGATAAAACGGTCTTTTCTAGTGAAGTATTTGCTCTTAATTTAGCTAAATCTTCATTTTGTTGTAGTTTTTGACTATCTGTAGACTGATTCATCATAGCTTTCATCTTATCAAGATTGATTCTTTCATTGCTCTCTTGTCTTTTTCTGTCATTTTCTTGAGCCTGAAGATCTAATTCTCTAGATTTAAGTTTAGCAATCGGATCATTATCAAATTGTGATGTAATTTTCTTTTCTTCATTCAAAAACTCTTCCATCATCTCAGCAATTAAGACTGCTTTTCTTGATTCAACTTTTTCCGTAAGCATTCTTACTTGAATTTGCATTTGTGGGTTTTGCATTGCTTGTGGATTTTGTTGCATCTGTTGTAATTGTTGAATTTCATTTCTAAATTCTATTTCAACTTGTTCTTGTGACATTAAAGAAATGTGTTCAAAACAATTTTTCTCTAATGAAGCCATAATCACAGGAGCATTTCTTGCCATATTAGTTGCCATAAAATTTAAATGCGCAGTTATGTGTGCTCTATGATCTTGTCCTGGAAAAGCTTGGAATGGTTTCCCTGCGAGAGCATCAATGTGTTCTAGCGCAGGGTCCTTTGGTGTGGGTTGATCTGGTTTTATTAAAATTCTATCAATATCTCTAATACCTAATGCTGAATACATAGTTCTATAAACTTCATACATGTTATGAATTCCAGGATTAGCCATTGCAAGTTGTAGTTCTGTTTGTGCAATAGATATTCTTTGTGTTTGTGAAAATATATTTGGATCAGCAACTGGAATGATATCTACTTTATCATCAAAATCTGCTTGTTTAATTGTTCTTTGTCCACCAACAACATCATATGGATATTCTGGAGGTAAATATAATTTAAATACGTTTGCTAATAATTTAAATTCTTCTTTCATTGAGGCATATATTCTTTTGTGAATTGCAGACATTGTTCTGCTTCCTCTTTCCAGCAAAGCCACGGTCGTGCCCACTGCTGCTTGCTGATTCCCATCCCCTACTTGCATGTCCGCTATCGAAGCAAAGCGTTGACCTGCTTGAACCACGACCCCCATTAAAGCTAATAAAGTTTGCGAAGGTTCTTTGTATGGTAAAGTCATAAATGCATCTTTTAAATTTCCTCCAGGTGCATCTACGTCTCTCCATTCACCCGGTTGAATAGATTGAGCGTCATCTCTAATTCTAATTCCTCTTTGTTTAAATCCTGCTGGTAAATTAGATAATGTTCCTGCATCTAATAATTGTCTTAAAGCTTGAGTTGCAGTACGTGACAATCCACCAATCATTTGAATTAGACCATTACCATAGAAACCAAATCCTGGTAAAAATTTAAAGTGTACAAAGTAATTAATTTTTTTCTTTAATGGATCAGCTTGATTATAATTTCTTCTAATAGATAAAACTTCTCTAGATCCTTCTTCAATAGTTACAATATATGGAAGTTTAATTCCTGTGGGCTCACCAGTCTGTGGATTCATATCTTCAAATCCTTCCAGATCTAAATTAACATGACATTCATAAAGTGTAAAAACATCTTCATTTTGACCACTCATAGTCACACCTTCTAATTGTCTTTCTTTAGATTTAACATCACCATCTTGTGTTAAATCATCAGAAGCTTCTAATTCTATATCTCTATAAAAACCTGATATCTGTTGTTTACGTAATTCATTTTCTGAAATTTTAATTACATGAACAACTGCTTCTGCATCATCAATACTATTTGCTGTGTATGGAACAACAATGTCTTGAGCTTGAATAAATTTTGATACTGCTCTTCCAAGAATTTCATCGTAATAAACTTTTTTAAAAGTAGATCCTGATAATGGTAAATAAAATAACATTTGATCAAATTCAGGTTCATATTCTTTCATGATATCCATGATTTGATAATTCATAAATTCAGAAACTCTATCTGCTTGATCTTGAATCTCTGGTGTGTCTAATCCAATTACTTGAGTTCGCACCGGTCCTTCTGCTGGTAATAATTCTTTGTAAGCTAAAGCTTGAAACTGAGTTACTGCTTCTGCTAATACTGGATGTGTTGCACTTGATGCACCTTGAAATGGTTCTGTTCTTGATTCGTATTTAAATCCTAATAAATCTAATCCTTGAGTATAAGCTTTTTCCCAATCAGCTCTTGAGTCTTTGTAAGATTGTGTG